GCCGCGGACGCTTTCTGGCGATCCCGACCGAGAACGCGCCGAGGAAGGGCACCGACGGCAGGCGGATTAGCCCGAGCACCTTCCCGGAGCACCGCTTCAGGCCGCTCCGGTTCGTACCTCGGCAGAGCGGACCGTCGCTCCTCGTGGTGGACAGCCTGCGCGCCTCGTTCAGCAGGCAGACGCGTGAGCTGCGCGGCTTCCGGCGTGCGACAGATCGGGCGCGGCGCAGCGGTCAGGGTCTGACCACCGTGGTGATGTTCCTGCTCGTGCCGCAGGTGAAGCTGTCGAAGCGGCTCGACGTCACCCGCGCAGCCGAGCGCTGGTCGGCACAGCTGCCCGCGTTGATCGAAGATGCTCTCGGAAGGCTATGAGCCACCTCACGCCGCAACCGCACCTTGGGCGTGATCATCGTCGCTGATCACCTGCTCTGCTGCCGCCACCGCCGCGCGGAGCTTCGGCCCGAAGACCGATCGGAACTTCAGCAGCATGTCAACTGTCCATGCCAACAGGGTTTCGCGATCGATTTCGGTGAGTGAAGAGCCTTCTCGATAGGTCGCGATCCGGCAGGCCCTCCTACCCTCCAGAGCCTCCCAGGACAGGGAAAACCCAAGTTCCTGTTCGATAGTCTCGCGCTGACCCGCAAGGGCTCGAAAGATTGCCGTGTTCAGGTTTGCATCGTTGGCATCAATGTACAACTCCGTCCGCAGCCCGCTTGATGAGAAAGTCACCCCGTATCGGAGACCCGCGACGCCCGCGGAGAAGTGGGCCCAGTTGTCCGGCTGCGCAACGCGCTGATTGGTGAAATGGTGCTTTTCCCGAAGTTCGTCGACCAGCTGCTGGAAGAACACCTGATATGCAGTGCGCCGATCCGAAAGGCCATCGGCTTTCTCGTTGGTTTCTTTCGTATGCCTGCCCCAGTTGTTGGGGAACGCTGCAAGCCGGAAGTTTACGGCCGGCAGCGACTCATCGACCTTGATCAGCTCAAGAGCCACTCCGAAGAACTCTAGGGCGCTTTCGCTTCGGCGGTTCAACCAATCGAGGGCCTGGCGATGCTCCTCTCGCAGCTGTGGGCTCACCCACACGACGGCACCAGCATCGAGCCCCGCCGCATAGGTGATCAACTGCCCGAGGTGTCTGTGATCCGTCGCTTCCAGCTGGTTCTCGATAATGACCACGCAATCTCGGTTGAGATCGCGGGCCACCAGGTCCGCTGAGAAGTCCCCCACTGAGGCTTCGCGGCGGATCAGCTCGAGATCCATTCCGAGGACCCGGCCGAGCTGATCGAGATTGTCGGCAAGCCATGGCGTGAACTTGCTGGCCTCATGCACCCACACCTCCCTCGGGTCGATGCGCAGGAGCGTCCCCAGTTGGATCGACATAGTGTCTCCAAAGGCAGCCTTCCGACGATGCAGGACACTGTCGGTCAGATCGAGTTGAGAGGCGCTTAAAGGTCGGGTGATGGTGTCGAGCAAGGCGGAGCAGGTGCTGGACGCGCTCAAGACGCTGCTCGAGACGATCCCGGATGCCGTCGTCGAGCGCAACAGCGTGCTGCCCGAGAAGGTGCCGGCTGCCGGCCTGATCATCCTGCGTGATGGTGATCCAGGCGAGCCGGAGCAGGCGCTCGGCGGCTTCGGAAGCACGTACTACCAGCATGCGGTCGAGGTCGAGGTCTACGTCGAGGAGGGCGATGCGGCGGCGCGCGACGCTGCCTTCGACGCTCTCCTCCAGCAGATCGGGGTGGCGCTCGATGCTGACCCGACCTTCGGCGGACTCGCCTTCGGCCTGACCTACAGCCGACCCGAGCCGAGCATCGAGGCGATCGCCGGCGCACCGGCGATCAAGAGCGCGACGCTCACTGTGACCGTCGACTACGAGGCCGACGCTCCACTGTCCTGATTCCTGCTTCTTCCTCGGCGAGGAGATCCCGATGGCGCGAGCCTATGGTTCGAGCGCGCATCTGCTCATGAAGCGCGAGACCGCCTATGGCCAGGCGGCGACCGGCGACTACATCCGCATGCCCTTCAATCGCTGCAACCTGGGCAGCGAGCAGGGCCTGATCGACGACCCGGTGCTGGGCCAGGGGCGCGATCCCCTGGCGCCGCTCCAGGACGTGATCAATGACGAGGGCGACATCGTCGTTCCGGTCGATCCCCGCTACCTGGGCCTTTGGCTCACCGGCCTGTTCGGCGATCCCGACACGACCGACAACCTCGACGGCAGCTGGGATCATGAGTTCGCCTCCGGCGGCGACGACTTGCCGAGCTACACGATCGAGGTTGGCATGCCGAAGGTGCCGGCGTTCTTCGTGCACGCCGGGGTCAAGCTCAACTCGATCGCGCTGGAGTTCACCCGCTCGGGCCCGGCGGCGGCCACGATCAGCGCCATCGCCCAGGGCGAGACTCGGTTCGGCACGACCCAGGGCGGCACGCCGACCAGCCTGACCTTCAGCCGCATCAGTCAATTCCAGGGTTCGATCAAGCGCGCCGGCAGCCCGGTCGGGAACCTGACCGGCGGCTCGGTGACCTACTCCAACAACCTGGAGAAGATCGAGACCATCCGGGACGACGGCCTGATCGAGGGTGCCGATCCGACGATTGCGGCACTCACCGGCCGCATCGACGTGCGCTTTGCCGACACGACGCTGATCGACCTGGCGGCCGGCGGCACGCCGGTCGATCTCGAGTTCGCCTATACGCTCTCGGCTCAGGCGAAGCTCGTGCTCACCGCGCATGAGGTCTACCTGCCCAAGCCGAAGCTCGCGGTCGAGGGGCCGGGCGGCGTCCAGGCGAGCTTCGATTTCCGTGGCGCGAAGAACGACGTCGCCGGTCGGATGCTCACCGTGACGCTCACCAACGACCTCGATGGGACGGCCTACGCGTGATGCTGCCGGGGTCCCGCGTGGGGCATACCAGGCTCACCCACAGATTCTTGCTCAGGCTTATCCCAGGAGCGGTGGATGAATGTGACGGTCGCATGACGTTCGCGCCCTCGCTCGGAGACCCGGGAGAAGACCGGGAGTCGGTCGGCGCGGGGAGTGAGCGACGAACACCGCAGTCGGCCCGTTGGGGACGTAGTTCCGGGTCAGCAGGTTTGCCGACTTGACCGACAGCCGCACGCTCCGGACCTCCCATCGCCCCGCGCAAGCGTGCCGGTGCTGCTCGGCGAAGAACACCCGCCGACCCAGCACAGTGCAGGGCACCCCGCACAGCTCGTTGACCCGCCGCAGCGCCTGTCCCGGAGAGGACGCTCGCGCCAACCCCAGGACTTCGCCGTCGGGGGCCGATACTTCGTAAACGTTCATTGCTGGCCTCCCCATGCAACTTAAGATGTCTCGATTGACCCATGCCGTCCAGGCTGGAGACTTTTTTTCCTCTCCCGCGGATCAGAAAGCACAAGAGCCGGGCGCAGTGCGCGCCCGGCTCCCGGTGCAACCCTCGGCCCCTTCGTCGATGAGCTTCGTTAACGAAGGATGAATCATGATCGACCTGGCACAGCGCTGATCCCGCCGGGAGCTGCTTGTGCTTGTGGCCTGCCAGCCTTGGCGTTATCTGATCAGGGAGGCCCGTGCAGACGTTGCTGGTCGTAGTCGCTGCTTCGCTCCTGGGGTCGCCGGCTGCTCTCCGCGAAGGACGTCGAGATGGTCTCACGCCGCGGCATGTTGCCCGGCGTTCATTCGTTTGATGCGAGGCTACTTCCTTGCCAACCGGAACCGTGAAGTGGTTCAACGCCACCAAGGGCTATGGTTTCATTCAGCCTGAGGGCGGTGGACCCGATGCTTTCGTCCACATCTCGGCGGTCGAAGCAGCTCGGCTCAGCACCCTCAACGAGGGCCAGCGCGTCCAGTACGATCTCGTACAGGGCCAGAGGGGCAAGAGTTCTGCTGAGAACCTGAAGCTCGTTTCCTGAGCCGGTCAGGATTGCCGACGGGAAAGCCTCCTGGTGAGAGCCAGGGGGCTTTTCTTATGACCTGCTGCCACTGATGCGTCGTGCGACCAGGAGGGTCGATGCTGGATCTGAGCACTCACAAGGCGCCTTTCGACATTGCACTTCCGTACGGTCTCACCGTGACCGTGAAGCCGCTGACCACCGCCGGCATGGCTGCGGCGCAGGCTGCGGCCCGGCGGACGGTCGAGGCCATCGAGCGGCAGGCCCGCGAGCGCACGGAAGCAGGATTGGCCCTGGACGGCCTGCCCGATCTCTCAACGCAGGGCGAGCGCGATGGCTTCTACCAGGGGCAGCTGATTCGCGAGCTCGCGGTACGGCATATCACGCATTGGATCGGCGTTGAGCTGGAAGGCAGACCGGCGCCACCGACGCCCCCAAACATCGCCGCGGTCATGGAGCTCTATCCGGTGGGGGAGCGGTTCTTCCAGGAGTTCACGCTTCGGCAGGTGCTGCTCAACGCGGCAAAAAACGGCTTCGGGCCCTTTGCCGCTGGCACTTCCAGCCGGGCGGAGGGCCCGAATACTGCCGAGCGTGCAAGGAGGAAGGGCTCCCCTGCGCCCGAGGCGAGCCCGGAGCCGACGGCCGGCTCTGCCCCTACCGCGAGCACGCCTTGATCAGCCGGCAGGAGCATGAGGCATGGGACGTGCTGCTCGCCTGCCAGGGCCAGCTGCGGCTCGCGCCGGGCGGGCACATGATCGGGATCGACATGAGCGCAGCACTCAGGACTGTCGCGGCTCGCGGCTGCGACCTCGCGGTGCTGTCGGAGCTACTGCCGGCGGCCGAGGCCGGGCTGGTCGATGCGTTGTCTATGGACCAAGGTCGGCGTGATGGACTTTAATCAGCGCAACCACGTCTCTTCGGGGACCCACTGCGGCCATTGCGCCACACTGTCGTTCCTTCCGAGTTTGACCCGAAGCCGACCTCCCCGGATGAGCGATCCAAAGCTGCGGTTGGCGAAACATAGAGCGGCGAAGCCGACTCGCGGGGCTGGCCGCGGAACAGGCAGGCGCACGACTCTGGTCCTGCAGACCTAATGCCGCGATTGGGTGCTTTGAGGACGCATTGGTTCGAGGTCGCTGAGTCACTTTATCTCAGCTCGGTGATCGCGCCGGGCCGCGCAGGTATCGCCGCTTGTGTGGATGCGATATGGAGCAGAACGGGCGGCCCGGAGACCGCCCGCTTTCTCTCTACTTCACTTCACCGTTGCGGGGCCGCCCGCGACCAGATTGTTGAAGCGGATGTCGTCGAGCGTCGCCTCGCCCGGGCCGACGTCGGTGCCCTCGTCGAACACCATGACGACCGAGACGATCCCGCTGCCGACCAGCGGCACCCCCGGTGCGCCGCCAAGAAAGAAGAACGTGTCGGGCGTCCAAGTTTTTGCCGTCCAGTCAGCGTTGACGGCAGCGGTGCTCGTCGCCGTGTTGGCACAGCCGACTGCATAGGTCGCTTGGTCCGTGCCGTCCGTCACTGTCACGTTGAAGCGCGGTGCGCCGGCTCCGCAGTGTCCATCGGCTCGAAAGCTGTAGCCGAAGACCGTGGCAGGGCTGACCGTCTCACCTTCCGGGCCGTTGAGCGTTGCCAACGCGGCTGCGCAGATCGGTGTGTCGACGTTCTTGGCCAGCACGAGACCGAAGTCGGCTGGCTCGCCAAATGCATCTGGAGTGCTGGTCTTGCCGGACTTGTTGACCCACTGCGAGGACGCCGCGCCGGAATCGACTGGACCTGCTTCGCACACCACGCCGGACGTGTCGATGAAGGTGTCAGGCTTGACCTTAAGGCTGTCCCTTGGGCCGGCATCGGCCGTCCCAGCCAGAATGGCGGAAGCAGCAAAGCAAGTCGCGAGAAGAAGGGAAACCAAACGCATATCGAGCGTCTCCAACGTTGTGATGCGGATGGGGGGCTGTGGTCTCGGACGGGCTGAAGGATGTCGACGGTCCGAATACCCACAAGCTGATCGATAGGCCGTCCGCGGCTGCTGGTCAAACCAATAGTTGTTTTTTCGCGCGCCATTTTAGCTAAATGAGCGAGAGTGCGCGATAGTGATCGCCCCGCTCTCGTTGAGGCGGGCCGCGGTTCCACCGCGCCGTCGAAGATCTATCGCGGAGCAGATGCGCATTGGTCTGCGGATCAGTGAAGAAATCTGCGCTCTGACGCGGCTACCGACCATATCTGGGGATCTCCCAGACAGGCCCGGCGACCACGCAGGGGCGGGAAATAGGCCAGGTCCAGCGCCTTATGCTTGACGCTCCGTGCCAAGTCCAACAGATGGCACCGTCGGCCGGATCACACTTCCCGAACGAATAACTTGGACACGAACTTCTCAAACGGACCACTGCGGGAGTGATCTGATGGCCCATATCCGGGTCTGCTTGTGGCCTAGTCTTCGCCGGCGGACCTGGCTGACTGCTGGTCCGCAATGAGCTGATACCGGACGGGGGGCAGCGTGCCCCCAAGCCCTACTGCTCGCGTGCTACCGTCGAGAGACCCTTGAGCCATGGCCCAACGCACCCAGACATACGCCATCCGCCTTGCGGTCGAGGGCGGCGGCCAGGTCAAGGCCGAGCTGGTCTCGGTCGGCCAGAGCGGCGAGCAGAGCCTGAAACGCATCGAGAGCGCAGGCGAGCGCGCCTCCGGCGGGCTAAGGGGCCTCGGCCGCCAGGCGGAGCTGCTACGCACCGGCATCCGCACGCTCGGCGGTGCGCTGATCGGCGTCGCGACGGTCGGTGGCCTCGGCGCGCTGATAGACCGCTCGATCTCGGCTGCAGATGCGATCGGCAAGACCGCCGACAAGATCGGCGTCGGCGTCGAGGCGCTGCAGGAGCTGCGCTTTGCCGCCAAGGCGTCCGGTGTCGAGCAGCAGACGCTGGACATGGCGCTCCAGCGCTTCACTCGGCGGGCGGCCGAGGCGGCACAGGGCACCGGGGAGGCCAAGGACGCGCTCGCGCAGATGGGCATTGCGCTGCGTGACCAGAGCGGCAACCTGCGCCGGAGCGAGGACCTGCTCGCCGACGTCGCCGACGCCTTCGCGAAGATCGAGGATCCGGCCGAGCGGGTGCGACTCGCCTTCAAGCTGTTCGACTCCGAGGGCGTGGCGCTGGTCAACCTGCTGCGGGGCGGCAGCGGCGCGCTCGAAGAGATGCGGGAGCGCGCCCGCGATCTCGGCATCGTGCTGGACGAGCACCTGGTGCGCGATGCGGAGCGGGCCCGGACCGAGCTGGACACGCTCGCCCAGGTGATCTCGGCGAACCTGACCCGGGCGGCGCTCGAGGCCGCACCCGTGATAGCGGACCTCTCGAGCTGGCTTGCCGATGTGGCTGGCAAGGCCGGCATCGCCTGGGAGCGCCTGTTCGACGCCCCCGAGGAGAAGAGCCTCCGCACGCTGCGCTACGAACTCGATCTGGCCAGCTCGACGATCGCGAAGCTGGAAGGCCGAATCCAGGAGCTGCGCGAATCGCCGACGCTCGGCTTCACGACCTTCCTCGACACGGCGCAGATCAACGCGCTGGAGACCAAGCTCGACGAGCTGCGCCGCGCCCGCGATCAGACCCAGGCCCGGATCGCGTTCCTCGAAGGGCCGCCAGACACCGGTGCGCCGGCTGCGCCTTCAGCGCCCGCTCCCGACGACACAGCAGGCGTGCAGGACCGGGCGAAGAACCTGGAGCGGATCGCGCGTGAGCTCGAGGGCACGCTGTTCAACATCACCCACGAGGGCAGCGCGCGGATCATCGCCGAGTACGAGCGGCGGATTGCCGAGATCGAGGCGCTGCGTGCCAAGGATGGCAGCAACGCCGAGCAGGTCGACCAGCTGATCGCGCACTCGGCAGCAGTGCGGGATGCGCAGCTCTCGCAGCTGCGGGCCAAGGAGGTCGAAGCCGCGGAGAAGGTGCGTGCTGCCAATGAGAAAATCGTGGCCGGGCTGGAGGCCGAGCGTGCGGCCCTGATCCAGACGGAGCGCGAGCGGTTCGTCGCGCAGGCGCTGAGCCGCCTCTCGGCCGAAGCGACGGCGCAGCAGAGGCGCGAGGTCGAGCAGCTCGCGGGAGCGCTGTACGACGAGCAGCAGGCGCTTCAGGCCCGGCAGCGGCTGCTGGACGAGGGCACGTCGGTGATCGACCGGAGCCGGACGGCGACCGAGCAGCACGCTGGCGAAATCGCGAAGCTGAACGAGCTGCTCCGAGCTGGTGCTATCGACCAGGCGACCTATGCCCGTGCGGTGGAAGACGCGAACGACCGGGCGCTCCGCTCGAGCCAGGCATGGACCGACGGCGCCACGAGGTTCCTGAAGGACTACGTGGCCGAGAGCCACGATGCGGCCACCGCCACGGAGCGGGCGTTCGCGAATGCCTTCTCTGGCGCGGAGGACTCGCTCGTCGGTTTCATCAGTACCGGCAAGCTGGAGTTCCAGGGTCTCGCCGACAGCATTCTTGCCGACCTCGCACGCATCACCGTGCACCAGACGCTCACGGCGCCCATCGCCGGTGCTCTGCAGAGCGTGTTTGCCGGCGGCGGCCTGTTCGGTCTGTTCCACGAGGGTGGCATCGTCGGTGAGCGCCCGCCGGCCGTGCGCTACGCCGATGCCGCGGTGTTCGAGCACGCGCCGCGCTACCACGGCGGCGGCTTCGCGGGCTCCGGCCTCCTGCCGGACGAAGTCCCGATCATCGCGCGCCGTGGGGAGCTGATCGTGCCGCCCGAGCGGGTCGTGCACGAGGAGAAGACGGCACGCGAGCAGCGACCGATCACCGTGGTGGTCAACGTCACCGCCGCTGACGCGAGCTCCTTTCGTGCGAGCCAGGGCCAGATCGCGGCCGACATGGCACGCGCGATCGATCGGGCGAGCCGGAACCGATGAGCGGCTTCCAAGAGGTCCGATTCCCGGACAACATCGCCTATGGGGCGACGGGCGGGCCGGAGTTCGCGACCACGGTCGTTGCGACCGGGAGCGGCCATGAGAAGCGCAACGTCAACTGGTCTGAGGCACGCGGCCGCTGGGATGTCGCGAGCGGGCTCAAGAAGCAGGCGCAGATCGACGAGCTGATCGCCTTCTTCCGGGCGCGCAGGGGCAAGGCCTACGGCTTCCGGTTCAAGGACTGGACCGACTACAAAGCCATCGACCAGCTGCTGGGGACAGGCGATGACACACAGACCCAGTTCCAGCTGGTGAAGCACTACCCGTCCGGGAGCGTGATCGAGGTCCGCACCATCACCAAGCCGGTCGCAGGCACGGTGAAGGTCTACCTGGACGGCGCCCTGCAGCTCTCGGGCTGGTCCGTCGACACGACGACCGGGCTCGTCACCTTCAGCGTACCGCCGGCGCTCGGCGTCGCGGTCACCGCGGACTTCGAGTTCGACGTGCCGGTGCGATTCGACACCGACCACATGGCAGTCACCATCGAGACCTACCGGCTCCACGCTTGGCAGCAGATCCCGATCGTCGAGCTCAGGACGTGAGCCGTCACTTGCCCCTGCTCTCTTGTTCGCTGATCCCGTGCTTGCGAAACTCGTCGTCCAGACGTCCGATCAGCGCCAGACCAAGCATACGAAAATCGGCACAGGCGCCCATCACGGCGCTACGACCCACCAAGGGCTTGCCGTCTCTAAAGGCGTAGTGACTGCCGACCGCGAGCGCGTAGCCGCCGACGATCGCCGCCAAGACATAGCCGATCTGGAGTGTCGCGATGCCATAGAGACCGAGAGAGACGCCCCATACCGTCGCGATATAGTGGCAGATCCGGGTGCCGCTCTTCTGGTGAGCCCGAAGATAATCCGGCCAGAACTCGGCAAAGCCGTCGCTGAACTTGATCATGCGGCGCCTGACTGGAATAGGTGCTGGCCGGTTCGATCTGTGCCTTGCGACAGGATGCGGACCGAGAGCTGAACCATTGTAGCCGCGACCCGGCTTTTTGGGAGTCCGTTGACGATGGCTGACGTGATCCGCCTGTGCACCGATCAGGATTTCGATGAGATCTTCGAGGTGATCAACGACGCAGC